ATCCTTATGCTGCTACGTCTGTCCAAGAAGGATCCTGACTAGGTGATATTGCACTAAAATTCGATGTTTGGCTAGGTATAATCTGTCCCCATACAACAGGAAAGTCTGTTATAGCGGTTACTAACCCCGTTGCACTTACTCCAGTAACAAAAATATTTGCTTCTCCACGAGAATCAACCGTTGCACTATTAACTGAAGCGGTACTGCTAAGACCCACATTAGTTGTAAATATAACTCCTAGTGCGGAAGTACCTGAAACACCTGTAACCGATAAATTAGAATTTGCTATAATTCCTACAGCAGATGAATCTACCGAAGCTGTACCTGAAACACCTGTAACTGTTACATTCGCATCTCCTGTAATCGTGCTTGAGCCAACGCTACCTGTTGCAGTAACTGCTGTATTTGTAGAAAATATATTACCTAGTGCTGAAGTGCCTGAAACTCCAGTGGGAGCAACTCCTATATTTACAATACTTGCTGCTGAACCAATTTGTCCTGTAGCTGTAACCGTATACGCAACGTCGCCATTCCAAGTGCTTGTGTTCCAAGCTCTGTTAGAACTATTCCAACCTTGAAATGCTACAACATTGTTTATCGACATTAGGCTATCCTAATAATCGCATTACTCGCATCAGCCGTTGGGAACACTATTGTAAAATCTCCAGAACTAGCTGCTTTGTCTGCGCCAAAATCTAAAACACAAACAGCAGGATCACCTGTCGCTGTATCATTAAATATTAATCCACCTCTTACAGCGGATATGGTTACGTTACTAAACACCTCGTCTGCAAAATCAACTAAAGCTGTTGTGCCACTCGCTACAGGAGTAACAGGAGCAAGTGCCTGACCCTTCGCTGAGTAGTTCGTTCCACTAACTTCATTACTTGAAGTGTACGCTGTTGTTGCTGCCGTAAAACTTGCACTATTAGTGTAGAGCGCAATATTAAACGTATTACCTGTTGTTGCTGTGAGGTTATGCACACCCTTCATTAATTCTACTTTAAAGGACGTACACAAAAAATTACCAGTAAAAGCCATTACATTCTCCTTATATATTCAGCTAGTTTCGGGTTTCCTGAATCTTTAATTGCATTATATACAGTAGTTCTATCACTTTTAATAGCCTGAACCATATAAAGTGCAATTATTTTTTCCATTTCTTTTCGATAGGCGTAAGCCTGATCTCGTATTGCAGGATGTGCATTGTCCGATATACCTATAATCTTATCAACGCAGCGCACCGCTGTTTCTTCTGGGGTAAAGCCTCTATTGTCCGTAGTTTGAACCCCCACGGACCCAACCGTTATTCCCATTGGTTCTGTCAACATTAAGTTTTAGCCTTTCTAATTTGACCTGATGTATACTCATCCGAAACTTCTTGGGCCTCGCCAAGGTTCTTTAATCTGGACAATGAATCGGTTAATCTTGCATTATATAAGCTAATCAAATCTTGTTCACCTTTCATATAAGTGTAACATTCTAATAAACACGCATAAAGTATAGATATTTCAGCATTTTCACTTAACCAAGACACCGTTGCGTCGGCTCCAATAGCGGACAACGTGCCTGTGGCTCCGCTAGAGCTTCCAGTTATAGTTTCTCCAACTGTAAAAGTTCCGCTAGGAATAATAACATCTATTGTTGTAGAAGATGGAACTACCTTAACTTGTGCGGTTTCTCCACTGGTTCCTCCCGTGATCGTGTCCTCAATGGTAAACGTTCCACTTACGCTTGTCATGGTTAAGATAAACTGACTTTTAGTTAGACTGGTTGGACGATAAAAGTAACTTAACGAGGCCGTGTACCCACTGTCAGGAGTTGGAGCTAGAATAAAATTGTCTAAATCAAACTGTGCATAATATTTTGGTGTACCCGTAGTAGAAGAATTAGGATTATAAGCCTGCACAAACTCAAGAGATTTAAATTGTAAAAACTCTACGTTGCTGTTGTTGGTAACACTTAATGAAAAAGGAGCTAAAAAATCTTCTGGACCCCTTAAAAATTGATTGCTTGCAGAAACAACCCCCGAAACGTTCTTTTGAAATAAATTAAGTTGTACAGATTTTAATATTCTTTCTTCTCCAAGTCTTACAAACAAAGGCATGTTCGACAGAAAAGAAGCTTCCGTATTTTGAGTGTAGTCCTGCAATGCGTTTTTTAAAGTTGTGTATGTAAAACTCATGTATTAATCGTGCCTCCCATACCGCTATGGTTTGTACAATAGTAATACAAGGTAGGCGCACCAGAAGCAACTTCAATTTGAGAGTATGCACCAGAAGAACCGGGGGTCCCGTTCGTCGTTACCCCTGTTGTGTATTCGCTACCACCTCCATGCGTTCCATTGGAAGTAATAGAAAATCTTAAAGGATGATTAGAATTAGAAGAATCTGATTGGTCAAATCGGTATGTGCTGCCTTCAGATAAGTTCAAAGTAGCTGCTCTTGATCCATCAATATAAAAGTAATTAGCTCCTAAATAAGCAGCAACAGTTACTGTATAAGTAGCTGCGATTGCTGAAGATGTTGTAACAGTAACTGAACCAATAGATCCGACCGCCGCCATTCCAGATACTGTAGCAATATCCGTTGAACCAGAGTCTGCTACAATTACGGAACTAACCGAAGCCGTCGCGAAAACACTTGATAATTCAACGGCATCTACTGACCCTGAGTCTGAACCGGAACCAACGGCAACGACAGTACCCACACTTGCGGTAGCGGTGAGGTTATTAAACACAAGACCATTGTTATCATTATAGCCTACAGGGTTAAAACCGTATTGAATAACTCTTTCTTGTTGTAAATTAGACGGGGGTCTTGGATCTTTTAACGCTTCCACATCTAGAGCTTTTCTCCTAGGAAACAACTGAGGTTGCTTAGATTCCCACTCGTCTTTACCCACCAAAAGACCATTCCATTCTTTTCTCATATCTTTTAAAAGATACTCGAAACCCGAACGATCTGAAATTCCTTTTGCATGTTTACCTAAAGCAAACTTACCCATTAGTACACCGCGTAATAATCTAAACTTGGGGAAACTTGAAAGGAAGAACGATCTCTATCTTCCGTCATAGCTCGTTCAAACTCTTCTTCATAAACAGCTTTCAAAAGTTGAACTTTATTAGGCGCTCTTTTTATAGAAATGTAATATGCAAGACCTGCCGCTAGACACGGGTAAAACCGAAATGGAATTTTCAAAGTATTTACGGGGGTGTCTGCATCATCAATTCTAGTGAGGGCGTCGTAATAAATTACATCTGTAGAATTTTCAGGCACTGGCCATATTTTTAAATTAGGAGTTACCTGTCTATCTAAAAAAAATTGATTTGGTCTGCCTGTAGTAGCTTTATTAGGAATATTTAAATAAGCGTCTCTACTAATTCTAGCCATAGACAAATAAGTTCCAGATCGTAAAACAGACATAGATAAAATGTCAATTACATCCGCGTTTAAAGTATATTCTCCGTCAGAAGTGGTTAACGCCTGAGTTCTCTGAGTTATAGTCCATTGATTTAAACCTCTGTTTGCCCACTCAGCTAACATAATATTTAAAGACCTTTTAGCGGTCTTTAAATCATATCCCGTCCTAACCTCTAAACCGCAACGTTCAAAGGCTTCTTCGATGTATTCTGTTACATCTAATTCAAAGTTTGTTGATCCAGATAGAGCCATTTATCACTTCTTCACCTTACCGCCCATACGCATACCCTTGGCTTTTACCTTACCGCCCATACGCATACCTTTGGCTTTCATCATACCACCGTTTTTCATGCCTTTGGCTTTTACCTTACCGCCATTCTTCATGCCTTTGGCTTTCATCATACCGCCATTCTTCATGCCTTTGGCTTTCATCATGCCACCGGCCTTCATGCCTTTGGCCTTTGTCTTTTTGGCTTTTTTATTTGTTTTAGCGCCGGCCCCTATATTTACTCTGCTAGTCATTGTTTTCTCCTTTGCTGTATAGGTTGTCGAATATTTTATTTACGTCCAGTGTATAATCTAAATCGGACTTTGAATAGTGTAAATGTTGCGAAGGTCTAAAATCAGGTGCGCCTTCACCTGTAGTAAACCAAGCGGGATGCGTAACGCGAACTCTGTTGTTTGGTAAAGCTACTATGTTGCCTGTCCACTCTCCCGCATCAAGGAGTTGTAAAACATGAGATTGTTTATGTTGTGCCGGATCATCTGCAATTTCACTTTCAGTATAATCAACAGTAAATAAATACTTTGCAGGAAAGAAATTACCGTCTATTTTTGCTAACCACGGACAAGGCGTAGTTCTATCCATTACATATACTGCATGATTATGAGAAGAACAGTCCCAAGGTTGAGCTTCATGCGTTTGCATAGGTTCAGGCCATTCTTCTAAAGGTATGTCTCCAACCAAACCTGTTATAGGCATTCTAGCCCACATGGCCCCGCCATGAACAGTATCTTCGTCTTCACCTTCTGCTTCGCATCCCGTAAATATAACTTGAAAGCTCAAGCACCGATTTGGAATGGTTGTGACAGCAACAACCATAGCGTGTAAAAACTCACCGTGATACTTTTCGTGATTGTGAGTGTATTCTTTACGAACCCAACATTTAAAGTAAGGTATGTTGCTTTGCAGGTAAGACATCTAAAACA